GTTCCTGTGTGTGCCGCCTCGATGATCTGACTGGAGGAAACCAGCATGGCGACGTGGTGAGCCCCACCGCTCTTCGCGTTTCCACCGAAGAATACGAGGTCGCCCGGTTGGGCGTCCTTTTTGTTCACAGGCTTCCCGGCCGTCTGCTGCGCCTGAGAGACCCGTGGCAGGGAGATCCCTACCTGAGCGAAGACATACTGGGTAAGCCCAGAGCAGTCGAATCCCTGCTGCGGGGTTGTACCACCGTAGTGGTAAGGAATCCCAAGATACTTCTTGGCGATGGCTACGACATTCGATGCGGTCTTACCCGCGCCGACAGTTCCAGTAGCCTTAGCGGCAGCACCACTCGCTCGGTCCTGTCCTGCTGCAGCACCACCATCTTGACCACCCGGTGCACCAGCAGGTCGGCGGCTAAGTGTTCCATCAGGATTGACGGTGTAGGGATTTGGCTGAAGGCCTCCCGCGCCAATTCCAATCAGTGGTGAGAACTTCAAGAACTTGGCGTACTTAGCCAACCCCACAGCGGACCCTACTGCCTTACCAGCCACACTGGTAACTGCACCCGGAGCAGACTTCATTCCGGCCATGGCCGACGCTCGGCCTGTGCTTGTGAGTAAAGCCTTCCCACCTGCCTTCGCGAGGAACATTCCACCCATTGCGGATGCTCCAGCGCCGATGTTCCCTACGGTTGCCCCGAGCCCCCCCATGAACCCCTGGGATACTCCAAGACCAGACCCAAGGGGGCCCTTCAGAATGGCAGTAAGCGCATTTGAGAACTGCCCCAGAAGCGTCGTGGCAGCCCCAAGCCCTGTGCTGAATGCGTCGTTGTTGGCGTCCAACTGGGTTGTCTTCATAGCCTGTTGGGCTTTTATTTTGGCCGCGTCGGTAGGTGTCAGGCCAATTGACGCCAAAGCCTTGGTACCCGCCGCACTGGTGGAGTTCTGGCTTCCGTACTTGTCAAGGATGGACGTGTACTGGTCGTAGGACTTCCCCTTCAAACCCGCATTGAGTTCCGCCCGCATCATCGTGGTGACCTGTGACGCAGTATTCTCGTCGAGCATCCCCCTGGAGACCATCGAGTCGAGAGACTGGCCAAACCGACTCTTCTGGCCTAGGGAGGCCTCGATTCCAGCCGCGCTGGTTGGCTTGTTCGCACCGAAGGACTTGGTGATGAACTGGTGCGCGAGATCCCGAGGGCTGGTTGGTGTCCCCCCTTTACCGATTGTGGAGATACCGAACATGCGGAGGGTGTTGAACGTATTACCAGTCTGCATCTGTGCCATAGCCCCGGCAGCCGACGCCTGAGAAAGGGTGGGGTCAATTAGCCCAGCAGTCCGGTTGTAGTTAGTGGCAGTGTTGTATCCACTGGTTCCAACGGCGTATCCCATCCTCTGCACGGTATTCTGCGCTGAGATCGTATCCGCGACGCCCATGGAGGTGAAGTTGTTCTGGAACATCGACCGAGCGCCGCTGCCGTTGACTGCGGTTCGATTGAGCATGGACGTCGCGGTGTTCATGAGGACGCGGTTGTCCATCTGGGCTATCCCAGAGGCCGCTACGTACCCTACAGCGCCCGCAACGGAACGCGTGAGGGAATGCCCCCCATTTCCCTTCTGGGAGCCCTCAGTGCCCCCAGAGCGCCCTCCAGAGCCCCCTCCAAGGAGTTCGTCCGTGTAGGCCTTGCCTCTGCGCTGGGGTGGTGGTGGGGCGGACCCTCCGCCATTGGCCACAGTAGGCTTGTTGCTATTGGAGTTCCAGTCTTTGGAAATCCAGCCCGCCGCGCTTTTAGCAGAGGCACCAAAGCCCCCGCCGCTCCGCCCCTGCTGGTAGGCCGTGGTGAGTGACTGGACATTCTTACTCAGGGTATCTAGGGCGTGCTGAAGAGACGCCGTACCAAGGAGCGTGCCGGTCCCCCCGATGGTGCTCTCTTCTTTAGCCACTGCTTATCACCTCAGATGCTCGTGCGGATTGCCATTTGAACCAGGAGAACCAATGCCTACGTTCTCTTACTGTCAACCGGCGTATCTCACTGAGGCTCCAAGCCGGGTTTGCTGCGACTATTTGTTCGAATTCGAAGTATGTATCGTGAAGATTACAGACCGAGAAACAACTCCCCGATCGACAAAGCGAAGTGGACCTCCTGCCCGCACGCATCGTGCGTGTAGGTGACATCTTCAAAGTCCGGCCCGGGCTGACGATCCGTGATCTCACTAAGTAACTTCGCCCGATCCGGAATGGACAGTGCCTTTACCGGGCCACTCTGGCTTGCCACGATCTCAGACTCTCCCTTGGCGTCGGTGATGCTGATGACACAACGGGAAAGCAGGAGCGTGTTCTGCTCGGCCGAGTTCAGTTCTAGTGAAGACGTGAGGGCATCACGGTCGCTTCCTACGGGAAGCCGAACTACGGCTGACTTGCCCTTGCGAAGAGCGACTACGAAGGTGCGTTCGCTGGACGACTTGAGGGTTTTAACCTGGATGTCATCCAGCGTCAGTGTGAGGTTGTACTGCTCTCCACAGTTGGGGCAGGTGAGGTCATTGAACTCGATCTCATCACCATAGGTAGCACGACGAATTTCTCGGAGAAGATAGTCCGCATCACCGATCAGCAGAGCGCTGAGCAACTCCTTGGTGGTGGGTGTACCTCCGATGGAGACGGTTCCGCACTCAAGGATTGCGTTGTAGAACTTATCCATCCGGCCCGACTGGCGAGCCTTCGTGATCTGCTCTTCATGCATACCGTTCAGTTCCTGAACCTCGGCCTCATACTGAACGTCTTCGAGATCCAGACCGAGCACCAGACCTCCTGGCAGCCGTGTGAACGGGTCTGCCGGAAGAGTTGCCACAGGCTTTGGACCGGCCGCTGAATCGCTCTTGATGATAGCCGCGATGTCAGCATTGGCAGCACTGGGGTTAGCCAGTGGATCGATGAATTCTTTGTTAGCCACGGATTATTCTCCTGATTAGATTTCGAGTGGGTTCTACGAAGTGAAGATAGCCTCGGTAGGGCCAATCGAGGTAGCCAACTTGTAGTCGAATCCCTCGTGAGCAAGTGTCATCTGTTGGACCATGATCGCGTTAGCACCCGCATCGAGATCCGAGAACGCGATGGCGGTTGGCCACGCGTTATAGACCTTGAATGCTGCCTTCACTGGAACAGGGCCCTTGGTGACGGGGTGGTCGAGAACCTTGATCAGCAGGTTGGCGCGGAAGTCCATACCAGCAGTGTTGATACCGGTGCCCTGTTGGACGGTGAACAACTGACGCATCCAGTCGAGCATCCTTGCATCGCCCACAATAACTCCCTTTGATAGGGTGATAGGGGCGAAGTCGGACTGCCCGGGCATCTTCTGCGTGGTGGTGTTCATTCCACCCTCACGATACGGGATAACTTCCGTAGTGATGTTCAGGCCTGATACGGACATGAACCCCATCTTCACCCCACCCAAGGCTAGGTTCGGGTGGTTGATGTCGACGTTGAACTTGAAGTTACGGAGTGGGTCAGTAGCGATGTGACCGATGCTGCTCGTAGTTGCCATGATTAAGGTGCTCCTAAACCTTAGACAGCCTGTGAGCCGGAGAGGCTCTGGCCGATGTTGATGATGATGAATTCGGCGGGAGACGAGAGAGCCAAGCCGATATCGATGTTTACTTCTCCGGCGTCAGCGGACGACGGGGGGTTGTTCTCGGCATCACACTTGATGTAGAACGCCTCCGCAGGAGATGAGCCCTTAAGCACGCCGACCTGCCACTGGGTCTGCAGGAACTGCGAGATGATCTGGGTCAAGAAGCCCCAGAGATCCGAGTTGTTATCCTCGAAGAGGGCCGGACGAGAGAGTTCGGTCAACGCGTACTTCAGGTAAATGAGGGTCCTGCGAACCGAGATATACCGGTCCGGCTTACCCGTCTTGGTCGTCCGAGCGCCCCAGATGCACAGGCCTGCGCCCGGAGTCGTGCGAATCACGTTCACGCCTACAGGGTTCAGAGTGTCCAGGTCGACCGAGGAGTAGCGGAACTTAGGAGCCAGCGCACCATTTAGTGTGGTGGATGTACCTGCCGGGGCCTTCTGGACGCCCTTGACCGCATCCGAGTGGGCCATCTGGCCAAGAACGAAGCCACCCGGGGGGAGCGTCCGAGAGGCTCCCGGAACGGTGTTGCTGGGGTCATCAGCGATGATCCATGGTGCGTAGATCGCGTTGACCGAAGAAGGGACGAGCCCACCCGTGGTCAGCGCCACCTGAGCAGCGGCGTTGGTAGCCGCACTATCGGTGTTTGAACCTTGCACGCCATCGACAACGATAAACACGTTGCCCACCAATTCCGCCCAAGCGACGATCGGGTTGATGACCACCGAGTCATTGACCCCAGGAAGGTTGACATCCAGGGGCGTCGATACGGACTCCAAGCGCTGAGCCGCTGCGGAAAGGTCTGCGGATCCCGTACCCTCGGAGCCAGTAAGCAGAGGCTGCGCGACGACAACTGCGGGCGCATTGTCCGAGGTGTACACAGCGGGGCCCATGTACTCCAGCGTGACAAGAGCGGAGCCGGATACCGGGGAGTTGACCACATTGACGGCGCTACGCCAGTCAGCAGGGTCCAGAGACAGATCTTCGAACCGCTCGACCGTGTTGTTCAGCGTAATGACCAGATCGAAGCGGCCAGCCGAGGCCTCGATATCAACGAGAATGTTGTTTCCCCACACGCCAGGGGCCACAGCGGTAACCTTCAGAACGTCGGCCGGGAGAGCCTGTGTGTCCTGGAAGGTCTCGGTCGCAGCCACAGCGGAGGCGGTGATTACCGCGCGCACAATGAGGCATCCAGAGCCACCATTGTTGAAGTACTCGAATACGGAATATGGGAGCAAATCGCTACCATCACCGAATCCGCCGAACTTGGAGACGTACTGGGACCATGAGGACACGAAGGTTGGCCCAAGCGGACCACCCTGCTTGTTGGTTCCGACGAATGCCGCAGTAGAACTACCGGAAATGTCAACGCTAGGGGCGAGAGGGGTGAGCGTCTCACTGATGTAGACGCCGGGGCGCTTGGCCATGGGTTACTCCTTGATTAGGTATGTGATTCCTTGGGCTGCAGATAAAGGCTGCGAAGGATGCGACTAATTGACTACGAGGGGTAGTTCGAGGTAGAGGTACTGGTTGATGTTGAGATTGATCTCGGTAGCCGCTACGTACGCAACAATGGTCGAGGGAAGTTCAGTAGCGACTCGGACGACATAGTGAGTCCTGTAGACCCGCTTTCCATCAACGTCTTTTGCAGACTCGAATTCCGGGCCTCCCTCAAGGAAGAGGCTGCGAACCGTTCCGTCTTCCGGAATTTCCAGATAGCCGAAGCGCGCGGGAAGCAGTTCCTGTTGAGCCAACTGCCCAACGAGTTCGATATTGTGCTGCTCCTTGCGGGAGTAGACAGTGATCTCGTAGTTGATGTTGAAAGGGATCGGGAAGTCGACGTTGTACGGGGAGGTGTCGTAGTTCTCCACCAGGGCATTCCATGCACCTACTGACTCGGGCGTGTACTGCAGGCGGGTTTTGCCACGGTGCTCTCGTTCGTCGTCCTTGAGGATGTTCTGGCGCGCGATGATGATCATCGGGAACGTCGCGGTTGCGAACTCGGCCTCAGGCATGCGGTAGCGGCACAAGACGGGACGGGCTCCGGCCCCAGCGTTGGTGTCGGACACCTTTAGACCGGTCAACTTGGTCTTAAGAGCAGCATCCTCATTCAGGATCCAGGGCATCAGCGTTTACCTTTACGAGCGAGGTGGCGCAGTGCGGCGGAGATTACTGCTGGTGCAGCAGTGATGGCGAGGTACTTAGCCTGCTGGGCCTGGAAGCCCTTTACGAACTCTTGTAGAGAGGCAACGCTGGCAGCAGATTCCGCTGCAATGTCACGCCGTTTTGCGGGCATGGTTCACCTCACTGATCGAGACCGTATGGGCAGATATACTTTCGCTGGGGTAGTTCGCCTTCTTATTGTCTCGGCAATGAGGAGCAAGACGTTAGTCGGAGTACTTTGCGAACTGCGCGTCATTGACGAGTTCATCACCACGCACCTGTGTAGCCTCAATGGAGACGATGAGGTCTCTCCTCTGAATCTGCCCGAGGACGTTGATTTTCATGACACGGAAGACTTTGTTGTCGTAGACAATCCGGTCCCGAAGGTAGTCAGCGGTAGCCAAATCGGGTTGAGGGAACCCAGCCCTCTCAAACCCCTTGAACGACAGCGTGACGTGCAGGTCGTCGTTGTAGTAGAAGCCGGTGTCATTGTCCTCGTTACCGGCCTCCTCGTGGATAACCTGCAGACAAGGAAGATCAATCGGGCCGTTGTAGACTCGACCACCAGCGGTACCCTCATCGTAGATGTCATGCATCGTCGAAGACTCACGCAGGAACCGGAAGTACTCGATGTGGTCCCCATAGCCCTCCGTGTACCCGCGAAATCCCTCTTCGATCTCATTGACCTCAAGATCTGGAGAAAATCTTCCACGCTTCCAGTCGAGCCTGGACATGGTTAGTAGAACCCGGCCCAAGCAGGACTAGGGATACCACTCTCATCAGCATTACGTTCGTCGATCGAGGGAAGCAGACGCTGTGGAAGCGTGTAGTCGTCGAACTCACGCTCCTTGTATACCGGAACCAACCGGCCTGTGGTACGAGAAACTCGGCGAAGGGTGGACATCTCAATGCGGTGGATACCCACATTCAGGGCCGCACAGAGGGTGTCGTATTTGTCGGTGAGGACGTCGATCTGGTTACGCATCTGCAGATACCGCTGGCTCCGCGCGATGTGGGTGCCGTCGGCGGTCGTGATGTCGATGTCGGTGCTCGCGTCAGTAGTCAATGCCCATAGGCACTCAATTTCCACGAGGAGGACAAGCAACTGCTCCTCGACGGGCGGAAGATCTACCATCGTCAGAGGGATGTCAACGTAGGAGATGAACCCCTCAACCGTTCGCATGCGCTTAGATACTGTCCGGCCACTGGCATGCTGCAGGAACGCGTCGTTAGTGTAGTCGGTTAGTTCCTCGTCCGCGAACATCCCAGCAGTATTCCCGTTTATGAGCAGGGTGGTACCTACCGGAAGTGGGTTGTAGACACCGAACAGAAACAGACGGCCGTCAACCAAGTCGATGGTGAAGTCGGTTGTCTCCACCAAGTGTGTCAGCCCCACGCTATCCACTGCGTCGACCGTAGCGGTGGTTATCTGGGTTTCAGTGAGGTCGTAGTCTCCAGCCTCTCCTGTGCCCGTAAAGGAATCACGAAAGGGTTGCCCGAGATCCCCGAGTTCTCGTCGAACCCGGGCTACGAGTGTCGTGACATCAGCCATTTTCTTTACCAGCCCAGCGCCAACGACGCAGCCGGGAACTGGACACTCTCACCAACACCAGCCTGCAGCACCGTATCCAGCATCCACACGTAGCGAACCTTCCCGGTCGTGCCTGTAGCAGCCTCCACGAGGGCAGCGTAGGCAGCACCAGAGGCCATCCCAGCCGTAAAGGGCCCGTAGGTGAACAGGGCACTGTTCGTGGTGCCGCGAGGGCTCAGGGTTGGGACCACATGGGATACCAGTTGACGGGCATATCCGGCGTCTGTGATCTCGACTAGGGAGGCCATCACCGCGTCGTCGCCGGGATCTTCGCTAAGCAGCAAGAGGTACGTGCTGCCTGTGTACGTGTTGCCTGAGACCTTAGTGATGGACACCGAGGAACCGGCCGACGTTGTGACGATCGGTGTTCCGCCAAGAGTGGCAGCCAGGGTCAGGGTGGTGGTCGTGGGAACGGACGCCACGTAGTAGGTGGTGGCTGACACCAGGGGAGCACCCGTGGTCATTGTTCCTAGCACCACGGCCTCATTCACGGACAGGCCGTGGGCTGCTGAAACAGTCAAAACGCCTGTGGTGATGGCTACGGTTACCGTTCCGAGGCTGGCGGGGGTCCACACGTACGGAGAGCGGCCGGTGATGAAGTCCAGAACCGTGCCAGCGAAAGTATCAGGCAGTCCAGGCATTTACTTACCAACCTTCTTGAACAGCCGAAGGAAGTGCTCCATCGGAAGATGCGCCGAGCGCTGATTGACCGAGTCTTCCGGCACCCAGGAGAACAGGACGCCCTCGCTACCACCGACGCCAGGAACCGGCTTCGTATGAATGAGATCGATGGAAACCTTGGTACCCGCAGGCACGGTGCCAATACCGGTTCCATGCCCCTCAGGTGCGGTCAGTGTGAACGTGTCACCTGACTTGGGCTTGGTCTTCGTGGTAGCCACAGAAGTCCCTTTCTTAGCCGGAAGTCGATCAGTGCCAGATGTATCCGAGTTTGTCAAGGCGGTCGTAGATGTGCTTCTTGGCACGGTAGGTGCGGCCCTCTTCGAAGTCATATAGGTTGCCAACGCCAACGGTCATGTTCTCAATCTTGGTGTTGACCCTGAACTCACGAACAGGCTCCTCCACCTCAACGTCCTGAACCTCTTCGACGACCGGAACCTCAACCCTTCTCGGCTCGGTGAGGTCAATGATGCCGTTCTCTTTCTCCTCAGCCGCAGCGGCGCTGGCAAGAGAGATCTCTCCCTCGCGCAGACGAAGGGCCTCAGCGTTGTCGTCGGCCATCTGGGCCTTGCGACGGCCAGTCATATCGGCAGGGGACTTGCGGGAAACGGATGTAGCAGACATATGGTTCTCCTGAATAGGGCACGAGTGTTTTTGGTCTTACTAGAACAGCGTAATGAAGAAGGCCCCCAGACTGTGAGTCCGGAAGGCCTTCTTCATAAGTCTAAGGATTCGCCCTGTTTGAGCGGGCCTTAGTTGGTCTCGATGGTCAGGGTGGCCTGATCGGTGATCATGCCGAGGCCCCAGATCGCGTACCACGCCAGCGCGTGCTCGCGGCCGAAGTCGAGGATTCCACCGTCACGCAGTTCGACAGGCAGGGAGATCGCGTGACCGAAAGCATTGTCACCGATGATGCTGGCCTGATAGACGGTGCTACCACCGGTATTCAGAACCTGCTTGACCTGGGTGGTCTCGATGAACACGACGTCGTTCAGACGGCCGATCTCTCCCAGCATGAAGTTACCTGGAGCGGCGTACTTGGTGACCTCGATGAACTCAGGGTCGTCACGGAGTTTGCGGCTCTGGTGCGGGTGGATGAAGCAGACGTAGGTCTCACCGAGGCGAGGAACGTTCTTGGTCGCCAGGGTCTCAACGGCGTCCTTGGTGACCGCAGCGGTGAAGTCGAAGCCACCGGTCAGGGTGTCAAGGCTGGTCGCGGCAGTGCCATGGTCATACGGTGACAGACTGGTTCGAGCGATGGCGGCGGAGAACTTGTCATAGCCGTAGATGACTGAGGTCGCCTGGAGCAGGGTGTCGCGAGCGGAACCATCAAGGTACAGGGCCATGTTGCGGCCGAGCAGACGAGAGGAGGAGGCCATGACGTCATCGAAGGAAGCATTCAACAGCAACTCGGAGACGGCCACGGCGTAACCGTGCTCGGCAACGGTGATGGAGAACTGCGACGCGGACAGCGCGTTGGTCGTCATGCGCACGCCTTCAACGAGTTGGCTTGCGGCCCCCAGGTTGTTGTAGCGCATGAAGTTGATGGTCAGCCCGGGCTGAACCCCAAGTTCCGTTTTCTTAACGGCAAACTGCTCATACCGCAAGATTGGCATTGACTGGAACAGGATCTCTTTCGACCAGATGACTTGAATGGCCTGACCCAGTTGACTGTTGGCACCTGCATACGCCGTGGGCGAAGCCGACAGCGCCGTGGAACCGGTAATGGCAGATGCCATGATGTCTCCTATTTACGTTATGGTGTCCGGCTTTTGTCAGCCGAACATTCCGCGATCCTGCCCTGACTTCACTGCCGCGCCGAGCAGAGCCTGACGATTAGCGGTGTACTCTTCAATGCTCATGTTCTGGATATCAGCAGCGGTGTACGTCTTGTGCGACTGGTCACCATCCATTGGACCAACTGGTGCATACCCCGTAGGGGAAACACCTCGCGGAGCAACTTGAGGCGCAGTAGCAGCGGCAATACTTGCGAGAAGACTCTCAGTCGTTGCCTTTACTCTCACAAGGCTAGCGTCGATTTCCTGTGTATTGTTACCGGTGACATACCCCACAAGTTCCGGAGCAATTTCATTGGCCGCAACGGCCTCAGAAACCTTCACCTGTGCGTAGTCACGCAGTTCAGTAAAGGAACGCTCCTTAGCGAAAGTCGCGCGCTCAAGTGAGTTCTGATCCGCCATATCAGACAACTTCTTCTCGAACTCAGCGCGCACATCGGCGACCAGAGTTTTCGAGTCCTGCTCTTCCCAGCGCTTAGCGGCTGCCTCTTCGGCATCCTTCGTAGCCTTCGCAGCAGCATCCGTAACAGCGGTGTCCTTATCCTTCAGGAGATCCGCCAACTTCTGTCCCTGCTCAGCAAACTTCTCTTCCCAAGACTCAAGGGTTTTGTAGACCTTGTCCTTCTCCTGCGTACGAGCCTTCTCGATGTCATCGGCTGTGAACCGAGCAGCGGTCTGCTCTACAGGGGCAGGTGGGGTGATGGGGAGGGTGATACCCGCAGGGGGGATGGGGATAACCGGTGCGGAGGTAGTAGCAGTAGTCATGTCTCGACTCCTTGGTCGGAAGTTTCTACGAGTAATCCACGATGAGAACGATGAAGGTATTCAACAGATTTATGCTTTCACAGAACAGATCAGAGTTTGTAATGCTCAACTGTCACTCACCGGGATGCGGGAGCCCAACTTGGTTCCATAGGCCTGTGTCACCAAGTCCGCCATAGCCTGCGCCTGATTCGCCTCGGTCATCTCGGCAATCTCTGGAGGAATGGCCAGTGGTGCTTCAGTGGGCGTTGGGACGGGGTTACCGTCCGCGTCCTTCTCCTGTGGACCCTTCTTATCTACGGGCCCACCCTCAGATCGGTCGATACCCGTCATGGCCATGATGGCTGCGGTGATCTGCGAGTGAAGAAGGTCAAGAGCGCCCTGGTCGCGTGCATCCCTCACGAGTTCTTCGAAGATCTCTTGCATCTTCTCGTCTGGGAATGCCTCACTCAGTTCCTTGAGCGCGCCGCGCTTGGACTCCAGGCCCAGCGCCATCTTCGCCTGGATCTCGTTCAACTTGATCAGCGCATCAATAGGCAGTGGGCTGGACCATTCGATACTGTTCTGGTACACCATCGGGTCTGCGGGGTTAATGACGGGATCTTGGCCAGCCTGAAGAATGCCCTCGGTGTTTGGGTCATACGTCAGGGTATTCGGCTCGAACAGGAACAGCGTCTTCAGAGCGAGTTCGTTGATTTTCTTAAGAAGCCGCGTGTAGGTCAACTTCTTCATGTTGTGGCGCTGCATCGCTGGCATATACATGATGGAGAGTGCGACACCTGAGGTATTACTGATGGGCTGCATCTGGCCAAGAGCCGACTCTGGAACACCGGTCAGTTCGTGCATGCTTCTCTTGATGGTCTCAAGGAACTGAAGTGGACCTGCGAGTTCTACACCGTTGGTCAGGTTGAAAACGTCGGCGTCCTTGGGAAGACCGCCCCAGACCTTCCGCGCGCCCTTCTCAAGGTTGCTCGATTTCGCACCCTTGATGATCGTGATCGGAGCAGCGTGATAGTTGATGATCTCGCTGATGTCCGTGGCCTTCTCGTTGTACTCACGGTTCAACGAGATGATGTCACTGATGTCAGCAAGGCCCCAGGGGGAACTGGACACGAGGATATTCGGCTGATGCACGATCGGGATCATCCCAAGAGGATTGGGTCGCTGGTCAATCAACTCGTCGTTGACATACTCTTCGATCGTGTCGTCAGTAAGTATCTCGACGTAGGTGTAGACCTGACGAGTGCCCTCGGCCGACGTGCTCCAGAAGCGGTACTTCAACTTGAAGCGGATCATCCGGTCGCGGTCGTGGGGGTGAAACTCCGGGAAGCAGAATGCTGCATTCAATGGGAGAATGCGAACTCGCCCGGGGTGGGCAGCGCCTGTGCTGTCAACAAACTCCGGGTCATAAGCGACCTTGGCGAAAACATCTCCGGAGACGCCGCCCTGGTTGCCCATCTCCCAGAGCAGTGGTGCCTTGTCGTTGTCCACTTCCCAGATTCGCTTCAGCAGGGAGGGGATGGTGTGCTGGTACTGCTTGACAGAGGTGAACTCAACGCCACGCGAGAAAGTGAAGTTGGTTATCCAGTCGCTAAGGGCTTTGACGTAGTTGAACGTGATCTGCTGGTCACCCGAGGGGTTCCTGGTCGCCCAGTGATGTCCCAAATACCATGCCCAGTTTTGCGCGTATCTGTTCAGGCGAGGGCCATGTACTTCAAACTCCTCATCGGCCAACTCGACGAGGCCGAGGGGGCTGATTGAGACGGTTAGGTCGCTTCCTGACGCCCGCATCGAGGGCGAAGCAAAGTTCATAGACATGGTTCAGCAGCACCCCCTAACCGTGGTGCGGGGGCACACGAGAGGAGCATGCCACCGAATGTCTTCAAGGGACTATTCCGTTGCTCTCAGTCAGTGACGACGGCCGGAGCAATTCGCTCGTAGCGGCCACCGGAGCGATCGACCTGCTCGTAGTGCTGCTCGGCGTTCTGCGTGAAAGCACCATGAGCAAACTCGCCGAGGAAAGTCGGAGCCTCCACCCAAGAAGCAGAACCGACGTGAGCGCGCTCAGCCATGGTCTCTTCCGGGAATTTCTCGTAGACGTTCGCGTTGTGGTTCGGACGGCCGGGAGCGGGGACATAGCCCTGCAGGACACCCTTGGTGAACTCATTGGGGATGTCGGTATCGGTTCCGATACCTTCCTCGAAGCGCAGAGGGCCTCGATTGCCGGGAATGGACGGGGCAATCTTCTCCTCGTAGGTCGCCGAGATTCGCTCAGGGAACTGTGGCGCGGGTGCGAGATTGTCAGTCATGGGGGTTCCTTCTTTCCGGAAAGATTGATCAACACAAGCGTAGGGTCGAGGACACTGTCCTTGTTAGCGGTTAGGTAATGGGTACCAACGAGGTGAAGGGGACATCGACAGCGGAGGTTGCCACCAGCGTGTGGAATGTACGCACAACCTGCCCGTAGATGATTACGGTCACCTTGTAGTTCCATCCGGCAGGGCTAAGGGTTGTATTGTCCGTGGCCGGAACCTTCCCAGCGACAAGTCCGTCGATTACCCGCATCAGCCATTTAGGCTCATGGCTGACCCCCCCGCTGGGAACATGGGTTAGGTCAGTGCTCGCCTCAAACATCAGAAAACCGTTCTGGTGCTTTCCATCAATGGCCCCGAACTGAGCGACGATATTGACCATCGAGACATCATCCGGAACGGTTGCTGGAGGAAGGTCACTGGTCAGCGGGATTCCGTTAGTGCAGGTCCATCCGGGGGTACCCCATGCGTCTGCCATCAGTCGAACCTCCTAGATCCATACTCAGGATATTGGTTCTTAGGGGGAGGTTGTCATTCATCGTAGAAGTGGTTGTTGGTTACCTCGATCTCGGGCATCTGGTAGTCCGTCGTAATTGCGACTGCCAATGCAAGGCTGTCCGGGTAGTCGTCGTGCGCGTCGGCCTCATTCGGGGCCTCCGCCAGCACGTATGGTCCCTCGAACTTCTTGATTAGGTCTTCCATCTGAAGGCGGAATCTCCGGTATGTCTTGAGTCGACGCGTCTTGGCGTGGGCGGGCCATCCGATCTTCCCGCGCTGCACCAACTCGGACAGGTGCTTCCAGCGCTTGGACTGGTCCGGCCTCTGGGATCCAAGGAGTTCTATCGGGATGTGCGGAAGCAGCACCTTGAGGCGTCCGCCGACGACATCCCCAACCCCACCTGCGTCGACTCCAATGGCGAAGATGCTGTAGTTGGCCAGGAACTCGACAATGCGAAAGTACTGCTCCTCCCACTCCATGCCGGTCAGATCAAGCCAGTTGAGAATGCGGTGCTCGTAGTACCCGAACTCATCCGGATGGTCCCAGTCGACCCAGACCACCGTCACGATCGTTGAGTCCACCTTGCGGGCACAGTCAATACCCGCCACGCAGGGGGTCTTATGGTAGGAGTGGACGATCTCCATCGACTTGTCACCCAACTCGTCAAGTCTTTCAGAGGTGACGAACATGCCCTGGTCCAGTAGCCACATGATTCGGTAGGCCAACTTGAACTCGTTAGAGTCCTCGCCAATTCGAAGGAGTTCCTTCTTGACGAATCTGGCGTAGTTGAGGCTCCACCTTGCTACCTCTTTCCAGTCGGCTTCGAAGTGGTTTTGCTTTGCACCACGACGAGTGGCCAACCGCTTGTTCGCCTGGATCGTCTTGAAGAAGACGCCCTTCGTATAGGATGGGGTTCCGGTGAAAACCATGGTCGCGTTGGTGGCTGCACCCATAGGGCCAATCGACTTGTTGACCATCTTCTCGTCTGCGCCCTGGCACTCATCGACAAGGATCAGATGGTAGGTGCGCCCCTCAATAATCGCCCGGGGGTGCGCAGTCTGCTTTCGGGCTAGTGACCCGCACTTCTTCAGCGTGACAGTCTTAGCCCCACCACCCACGGCCTCATCAATCTCCGGGTCTGCCATAAACTCCAGTGCCCGCTCAGAGGTAAGGCGCTCCACAATCCGCCCGAAGAGAGTACTCGCCTGCTCCTCCACGGGGGCGAAAGCACCAACCCACAGACCCTCCTTGAACTTGTCAAGAAGGGAGGGAAAGAGGGGTGCGAGTCGAGGAAGCATGATCATGCATGCGGCCACTACGTTGGCGATAGTCTCGCTCTTGCCTGACTGGCGTGACCACAAAGCGCTCAGCGTGGCGCCATCACCAAGCACCAGAGACTCGATAAGCCTCTCGGCGAAAGGGGTTTGGTAGGGCCTAAGTGGGTGCCCAGAGATCTCGTCAACCACGATGAGCATCTTCTCGACGATCTTGTCGACTGCCGCCTGAGACACGTCGTCTAGAACGACCTCGATGTCTATACGGGCTTGATGCTCTTCCGGGGTTTCATCTTCGACGAAATCAAGATCCTCGTCGAGCAGCGCTGTTTCCGTCACCAGTTCCTCGAATCAATTGTACGAATTGATTCTCAGCCTACGGAACAATGGCCCCACCTTGTGAGTGAGGCCGCTATAGGTACGGAGTTATGCTTCCTGGCCTGCGCAAGGACAGGGGCAGGGCGGATCTAATGGTATCCCCTGGATATAGGTGCAGTTTTCACACCTTCCAGTGAGGCACCAACCACACCGCCCCTTACGTTTCAGGTCCACCATTGAGGCGGGCTTGACCCGAGGTCTGGCTGTTGCTCGTCGGGCTACTGTTCTGGCCACTGTGACCCCCTTCGGGGTATGACGATACAGCCAAAAGAACCGGTTGACAAGAACGGGTACAGTTGATACTTTGGACACATGAGCAACGTACCCATGGCCCAGCCGGACAACTGCCCCCACTGTGGGGTGTCTCTCCTGGGAGGCCCCATCCCGCCGGAGTCCATCGAGCGTCACTACTTCGGCGCAGCGACCCACTGGCGACGAGAGGTCGGATGTGACGTCCCGGGGGCCTACGACGGAGTACTGTTCTGGATGTGCCCCGACTGCGGGGGTACATGGCAGCGGTTCGACCTGACCTCCCCCCTGCACCACGCTGCCAAAAAGTACATCCACGGATCCCCATACAAGCGGGGTCGGGTTCGGACCCCAGAGACCGGAGAAGACAATGCCTCGTGACATAGCAGCGGAATCGGCTGACAGCGTAGCCAACCTACAGGGGTTCCTGAAGGACTTCCACGCCAATCAGGTGAAGTCTCTCGCAGGCCCAGCCGCCGCCGTGGCTGTCGCTGCCACATTCGCGGCGAAGGATCGATGGCGTGCTGTCGATGAGGCGTTCGCGGCGCGGGATGCGGACCAACTGTTCCAGATCCGGAAGCAACAGTGGATCACGAACAAACTGCTGTCCGGTTGGACCATGGACGAGATCAACGAGGAGATCGCCGCTGGGGAAGAGTTGGCCGCAGCGCAGAAGGAACTTCCGGTGGACCCATTCCCTTGGGGTAGCGTGCTGTTTCTCACGCTGTGCGCCATCGGAGTAGCAGTCGCCCTCATCTACGGCTTCACACACCCGAACGATGGGGTGCATTAGTCCCGTGGCTGACGTTACCGGGTGGCTCGACATGGAGGTCGGTCTGTTCCGCAAGACGCACTACTTCCGTGACGGGGTCGCCATCTGTGACTCGCGGATCACCTGGGGCCAGCAGAGGCTGGCGAAGGGAAGCGATCTACCAGGGCCTAACTCGTGCGAAAAGTGCTTGATTGCGTTCGCGCGCACCTTCGCCTAAGCGCGGTCCCTAAGTTCCTCTACCACGCCCAGCATCGTCAGCAGACCTGTGTAGGCGTCCTCCAGGGAGTCCTGGCTTCCATCCCTCTGGTAGTCCGACAGCGCCCTAGCGATCCCTGAACCGGCCGTGTCGGCCCACATGAGGATCTCCGAGGTGGGAAGCCGACTAACACGTACGCGCGCCGCGCTGGTGACGGCCAAAGGGACAGCCTTCCTGCGGAGTCTCACAGCAGCCCGAGGTGCTCTAGGAACGCGTACTCCTCCTCAGGGCTCCCAGACTGTCTGGCAACCATCTTACGGGCTCTCTGCCGATCCTGGGGGGTGTCGGGGATCTGGTGCTCAGACATCCCAGTCTTCGAACACGTCGAGGATGTGTCCTGAGTCGTCGAGGACGGCTGTATCGTGGGCTCTGATTCCGGCTCGGAGGGCTTCTCCCTCTGAGAGACCGCTGCTATTCCACCAGCCCAGAACAAGGCCACGGCGAGAAGGCCATAGGCGGATAACGAGAGAGTGCGGCGAAGCACGGAATGGGTCATCGAGTTCCTGAGTGGGTGCGAGGTGGACGAGCCGCGTGCGCTCGACTAGGTAGATCGAGTGAACAAAAAACCGTCCGAGATCATGTGTCTCCGGCATACTCGAAACCCTATATAGGATCCGGTTTCCGATGGTAATATCACCAAGCGGCGGGGGCGTAGTCCTTGTGATTGAAGACCCTGTTAATAGCCCGCCCAGGACTCTTTACTCGCTTCATGTTGTTCCACTCTCGTGGGGACACGTCGTAGTACTCATAGCCAGCACCCTCGCGGAACCTTACGCGCATAACCTTCGTATCCCGGTCGTACCCCATGGCTAGCGTCCTTGGGCGCGGGGGGTTAATGGATGGTGTCGGCTGATAGGGGAGGAGTTCGGTGTCATCCCCCGCCTTTGCGGCCTGAATCGCCATCGCGGTATCATACGTCATTGCCCGTTGGGCCCTAGCGCGGGCGCTCAGGGAGCCTCCTGAGGGCTGCGGGCGGTTCTGCGCGGGCGCAACAGGGGCCTCGCGCTTTAGTGCCGCCAGAATGCCCCTCTCGGCCCGATTAGAGCCAAGTCCTTCCATCTCCATGATGCGCGCAATCGACGGCATCACAGGACGCTTGCTACGGGCCATCACACACCTCCAAAGATGCGACAGCCCCGGCTACTGTCAGGAAAGTAGCCGGGGCCGTCCGGGTATACCTACTCAGGCCATCTGTTTGTCTAGCGTCTGAATGTGAAGTTTCCGACCCCGCCGCCGACTACCAGAATAACCAGCCCGATGACGACTATGATGATCGCAGCAGTCTGGCCGATGGCCAGTACAGACAGTAGACCTAGTAGTCCTACGACAATCATGACAAGCCCGATGATCCCGAAGATGCCCACTACTTCTCGCCTAGAACGGATGCACGCTCGTCATCATCAGCGGCAACCTCGGGAACACCGTCGGGAGCAGTTCCCACACCTTGGACGGCATCCCGCTCAGCGTCATCGGCGACAACCACCAGACCGGCATGGTACTGGTCGAGGTCGACACCGGCAGCCACAAGGGAAGCCTTGTAGGGCAACTCGGCATACGTGACAACATTGCCGGGGACTGACTCCGGCTCGGAGGGGGCATCCCCTTGCTGGACGGTCCACCCGACGGATGCCTCATGGGAGTCAATGGTCTTGGCCCCAGTCTTCACAACCGGCTCCTCGATATCGGCCGGAGCCACCGCAGGCTGCACCACTACAGGAGCCTCTTCAACGGCCACGGGGGCCTCTACAACAACTTCGTCAGCCATGGCTAACCCTTTCGGTAGTAGAACCCTGCTGGACAGTCCAGCCCGGTTCGCGCGCAGTTCCCATTTCGTCCTCTGCGCCGGGGAGGTGGGGGCAGGTTTTACCTGCGTAAACGTGAACTCCGTCGATGAACACGCAGTAATCTACGGCTGCCATGAGAAGTTCCTCCATGTCTTCGATACTACCGAGAATTTCCTGCTAGGTAGTAGGTCAGGACCCCGGTCGAGTCAGGTACCAGAAAATCGCCAGAACGGCCACAATCCCAGCGGCTGCGGCGTAGAGACTGCCTTTGGTGAGTTCAGCACCCTTATGCATCGAGACATAGTCCACCAGGGGCTGCAGTGAGGACTTCAACTCCCCGATGGCCTCAGCCACTCCCGCATTCGTGGCGTAGATACCACTCTGCCTGAGGCTGCTGTCACGCATAAGGTCATTCTGGGCTTCCTTATAGACTTGACCCTCCCTGGCGAGTGTCAGAGCAGCAAGGTCGGCGGTCTCCTTGATCTTCAGCGCGACGGCATTCAGGGTGGCCGCTTCCGCATAGCGCCGGTCACGCTCGACATGGAATCGGATGTCGGACTCACGCATCGCCTCGTTGTGGGCAGCATAGGTCTCGATCGTCCATCCCTGCAAGGGGGGCAGAAGTTCCGCAAGTTGCTTTATTTTCTGGGCCATTCTGGCTGCCTCTTCCATTGGGCTACGTTGATGGGAACACCTTTGCGCACAGAAATCCCGGCTCCCTAAGAAGAAGGATACCGGGATTTCCACTGCATATTAGAAAGGTTAAAGACTAGGTAAACTCCTCCACGAAGACGTCTAGTTCGCTGGCCGAAGGCGCACTGTCATCATATGACTCCATGAACCAGTCTCGGAACTCGGCCACAGCCAGAGTCTTGGCATCGGACTCACCCTCCACGCAGAAGCCGAAAGTGCGGCGCACCTCAAAGATAACCTCGACCTCATAATGCCTTAGGGTGCTCATTCTTGTGGGAGGGTCATCAGACGCCCTGAGTGTTCTTACGTGACTGTGCCTCACGGAAGGCGTCCAGGTCGACAACCATATCGCGCTCTTCATGCTCACCAAACCACTGGTTGACTTTGGCCTTGGTAAACGGGTCTGTCGACACGGAGGACATTGGGGCGTCCCTTAGTACCTTCTTGGGCCACATGGGCGTGAACGATCCGCCTGATTCCGAATTGGGATCATGGAAGGCCTGTAGTGCCCGGTCGTCAGGGCCCTCCGTGGTGATGGTGGTCTGCTTGGAGATCCGCCCTGCCTGATCGTACTCGAAGGTCACTGTCTCGGTGGTTAGATATTCACTCATGGTTCTCCGCGTTAGGGATGTTAGGTGGGTTTAGGTGCTTCAGAAAATACTAAGATCGCTCCAGCCACGCTTTTTGTCTCGGCCGATGAGGAGGCCCAGCATTCCGGGTGGTGACCAGACCCCATACTGGTTGAGCATGTACTCGCTTGACTTCTCGGCCTCCAGTGCGGGACAGGAGAACATGGTTCGTCCCTCGAATTCCTGCATGTAGAAGTGGTGGTAGTGCGCCATGAACCAAAGGGGTACCTCACCGAGGGTGTCTGTCCGGCCGATAATCTGCCTCTCGATGGCGACCTTGGTCTTGATCTCGATGGAGCCACCCTTGCCCTTCTCGATGTACCCGTGTGAGAAGTAGCAGTCGATGCCAGCGATGTTTACGACGATGCCCGGGTCTCCCCCGCCGATGGTCCAGTCAATCTTGGGCCCACCGAATGGCTCAATCTCCTTGAAGGACTTCATCACCTGTCGAGCGATGTGGGTAGACGCGTTGTCTCCGCGCGTCGTGACGACATCCTTGCCGCCGTCGCGGGTCCACTCACCATGGTTGGAGATGACCGAGGACGCGGACATGGGAAGGCCAAGAGCAGAGACCTCTCGCAGGGTCCACATGCGCAGGTCGTAGTCGAGTTCCAGTTGCCCGGTCAAGTTCAGTTCGACGGTGAAGGCCTGTCCAGGGTAGTTGTTGCACACGCCTTCTGTCTCATCACCCTGAAACGCGATGTGTATGTCCTCCGGGCCACGATTGGAAGCCTGCAGATCTTTGATCGCACCGATATGTCCTCGCACTCCGCGCTTCCAGTTGGCCACCGCCTCCTCAGTGCCCTTCTTCCCCAACTGTGGGTCGGAGATGAGCATCAGGTAAGCATCAGACCCCTTACCACCTCCATAGCGGAGGAACTTCGGGAAGGGCTCGTTCTGGCGCTGCACTAGCGCGGTCCGCCAGACGGCACGCTGCTCGTCCGTGATGGCGCTCTTGCTTAGTCGTTTGAATCGGGCCGAGTGTGAGAACAACTGGACCAAGTCTCTGGTGCCGTCCTCCAGGGCCTTCGACTGCTGCCATGTCCCGATCTTGACCGTGTCGTCCACGATCATGAACTCGTCCGGGTCCATCTGGTAGATCTTGAAGATCGGTGTCCAGTCCTGTGCTATCGCGCAGTTGAACCCTTCGAGGATGACCCCATGGAAGGTGACACCGGTCGAGGTGACCTCGGCGGTTCCCTTGATGACCCCTTCATCCTGCGCGGGTTCAGGTTGAGGCTCCTCTACCGGTATCCACTCAATTGCCTTGCGGTACCTACGGATTGACGCATCCGATGTCTGATGGCCTGGGGCGACTCCGGTGCTTCCGTTGATTTCTTGAAGAACTTCGATGTGTCCGAGGTTGCGGTCCTCCAGCAACCTCCGTACCTCTGGGTACTGCTCTGCCATCTCAGGAAGCGTAAGCGTCGACATTCGGGGCCTTTCGATTCGGGATGCAGTTTGACCTGCCCCTAAACCGTATCCTAAGATACGTAATAGAACAACCGTATCCACTCTGGCAGAGGGCCGCACATGTCTCGTATCAATGAACTTCGTGGCAGCGGGCTGGACAAACTGTTCCCCAGAGACTGGGACAGCAAGGAGCCCGCTCTGACAGCAGGCACGCCGTGGGGGATGGCCGGGGGGCGCAAAGACCGGGTGTCCCAGTACGATCGGGGTCTGGTGAAGGACGCGCTCCAGAACCCTGACAGATACCGGGTAGCCCCAATGGACTTGGAGGACCCGAACCTCCGGTCGACGCAGCCCTCACTGACACGGGCAGGCGTCCAGCACTACATGAGTGATGACTACCGGACCCATGGCACTCTGTACGCGGAGCAGGAAAATGTGGGCAATCAAAAGCCAATGGTGTACCACCGAGACGACGGGCAGAGCCTGATACTGTCCGGGCACCACCGAGCGGCTGCAGGCCTCCTAGGGGACCTGCCGGTTGACGCGATTCACGTGCACGGCCCGTGGGGTGCAAAACGCGGCTAAACTAGGCCGCATGATCCGGTCGTACAGCCTCACGCCCAGCCTCTGGGTTGGTGAGATCCCGATGGCCGGTGGCGTTCACTGCGAGTCCGTTGAGACCGCCGTGCAGGTCATCTACTCCGGTGAGAGTGCGGTGCTCCCCCACACCTACTGGGCCACTGCCTGGGAGGTACTGCGCGCGCTGGGGGTTGATGAGAGCACTGTCTTCAAGCGCGTCCACTTCGCCCAGACGGCTACCTTCCCGTGACCATCGCCGACAGGAATGGCTTCCCGCGCAGGGCCTCATCCCGAGAGTCCCGCTCGGCCGACAGCCCAAGGTAGCGCTCGGTCATTGATGAGTTGCTGTGGTGCAGTAGGGCGCTCACCTCTCGCAGGGCGTTGTCCCGTCCGACGGATCCGCGCATCGAGTCGAAGTAGGCCCGGGCTACTGCTCTCCGGATCGTGTGGGTTCCCTCGTAGTACGTGGGGAGGCCTGCTGCCCGAAGCGCGCGGTGGACGATGTCCTGTGTCCTCTGGAGCCCCAGTGCGACCGAGGGAGTCACCTTCCTCGCCGTGCGCAGCAGCACCCGCTTCCCCTCGTCGTTGGTGACATAGCGGTCGAACAGCGGAGCCGAGATGTTGGGGAAGAGGTAGTCACTGTCCAGCAGCGGCCGACCAGCCTCCTGCTCGTAAACCGTTAGCCAGCGCCGTAGTTCACCGTCGAGGTCACTCGTGACAGGCATGTGGTCGGCCTGACTGCGCTTGGAGGTGGTGACCTCGAAGTAGCCCTGCTCCAGGTCTACATCTCCTACCCGGATCCGTATGACCTCGCTGGACCGAAGGGCACTGTTCATCGCCAGGGCCAAGTAGCAGCGGTCCCGGGGATGCACTGCACTGTCCAGGAAGTTGAGCAGCACACCCGGCTTGGGCTGCTGCCGGACCTTAGTGGGCACCGGCAGGACACCCACATCCTCCAGCAGGTCGACCCGGGTCATGCCCCGCTTGGACATCCAGTCGAAGAAGACCTTGAGGCGAGAACGGTATTGGTTGTGCGTTGCGGGGCTGATTCCGCGCAGGATCTTGCCGCCGTACTGGCCCCCCGTGTGTGGCCCCATGAGGCCCCCGGGCCCGTAGAACCAGTCGGATACGTGAGTCTGTGTAACATGCCTGATCTGGATGTTCCGCATGTCCTTGCCAAACTTCCGAAGCAGGCGCTCGTCGGCCTCCATTGTCTTCTGGGAGTAGCGCTTACGCTCGCGGTAGCCTAGGTACTCCTCGACCGCGTCACCGATCTGGTAGGCCTTATTGTTGGTCATGACACCCATTTCCGTTACTCGGGAGGCTGGGTCGATGTCGATTACGGATGCGGTTTCCATGAACGCATTTATATCACACGAACAACCGCACTTTGCATCAACAGCATCAGCCTCGTTCACCTGCAGGTTTCCGACCCTAAATCGTCGCTATCGACGTAATATAGCAACTACTTGTCCCCCAAGTAAGCAATTTGGGGGATTTCTATCGGACATTTTGGAGGTGTTTTACGGTTTGCTGGAGGCCTTGATGTGGACTGTGGGTTCCGGTTCGGCTCTCAGAACAGGGCTGCTTGATCCTCGGAGGCTACTGCCCTCGCTTCGCGTGTGCGTGGTTGTAGCCGTGCTTGCCGTTGCTGGAACTCCTTGCGGGCCATCCCGGCGACCCAGGCTTTGCCGTCAGGGAACTGGATGTCACTGTGCTTCGGCGGGTTGACCCCCCGGGTTCTCTGGGCGGTTGACTGGGCCTCATTCCATAACTGCGTGGCGACACCCTGTCGGCGGTAGTTCCGGTCGACGTTGATGTCCTCGACCCGGCCGCTCCACGGGTGCCACTCGATGCTCCCGACCGATTTCCCATCAGGGCTCACGGCGTTGAGCCGGTGCCGGGAGTCGGTTACCGGCACGCCATCGCGGAGGTCAGCCAGAGCCCTCGCGGGCTTGGCGGGCGTGAACTTGAACTGAAGGTCACTCAGGTGGTCGACGGCGCTCATCAGTGCCCCAGCAGTCCCATGATCTCGTTGACCTGATGGTCCTTGAACTGGTCGGCCGACAGAGGTGCCCGCTCGTTATGCTCACCGAAAAGGTACTTCGGGTGGAGGTCCGAGGGGATGTACCCAGCCTTCGCGTCTTCCGGAGGAACCCCGGGAATCGGGTCATGCCGCTCTATGTGTCCACCGGTTCCCTCCTCCATTCGGGATCTAGGTCCGTAGTCGGAGCGGATCACCCGGGCTGGTACATGGGAGACACCCTCTTCGATCGCAGCCTGCAGACGGTGGTTTCCCTCGCCGAGGTATGCCCAGTTGGTCTTGTTGCTGTACTCAATCTGGACCGGCTCGGTGATCCCTTTTCCAGACCTGATGTCAGCGCGGATGGAGTCGATGGCCCCACGAGAACCTCCTGCGTCCTGGCGGGGGTCAGCGCGGTCATACTCCCTAAGTGTCTTCAGGTGCTCCGTGGGGACCATCCCGACGACAGAATGCTCGGGGCCGATGCCACCCATGCCACCGTCACGGTAGGGGTGGACATTGGGGCCAGGAAGATGCACGGGGTAAACGGTCATGTCAAGTTGTTCGGGTTAGTCGACGCGCGCGCCGCTTGGTGTCGAGCCTCACGGTTCGTCTTCGCCTGCTCTGCGGCGTTATCCCCGTTGGCAGTCTTGGGGTTCATGCTCTTGTAACCAGTGATTCCGAAGTACGCCGCAGCAGAAGCAGTAGGAACGGCCAGAAGAAGGGGCAGTACTTCGTGTACAGGCATATTGCTCTCCTACTTTGCGGCCCGAAAGTTACCGGGAAGGGTGAGGGACACTGTCTTCATCTTCTCCACGAAGGACAGCCCGCAGGCGCAGCCGATGCCTTCTATGCGACCACAGTCCTTGCAGTACTTGACCTTCTCTTTAGTTTCGACGAGGTTAGACACAAATGGCTCCTGAGAACGTGGTCACTATCAACCAGTTTCTCAGGAGCCGAGTGCTCGTTGTGAGCCTGACACACATCGAGGGTACTGCATCAGCAGGTGCCAACCTACTACGTGTTCGATAGCCGAGGACTCCCACCTCGGATTACTCCTCCCATGAGGAGCGTGCTTGATCAGGGTTCAGCAAGTCTCTGTTACTTCGGTTGCAACCGTGCCCAGAGATATGTTCCCGTTGCTGGTCCTGTAGTTCAGCCCAGCGTTTTACACCACTATCGAATTCTTCGGGAGACGCTGGGCCACGGGATCCGGTTTCCCGATGCACGGGGGATCCTTGTCGGCTGCACCCTATCGCAAGGCAACAGTCCAGTGGGCGACATCCCAGCGTCTCCTGCTTAATCCCCCCGATCCTGGCCGGTCCTGGCGAAACGTCCAATAACGCCTTGTTCGGCAGAATCGGGGGAAGTTCTGTAAGTCTAATAGTTCGGTAAACAGCGAAAGTACTAGGTTTCCCGAACTATTGGCTCTCTTGGTGGGACTCGAACCCACGTCCTCCCCCAGTTCATGAGGGCGCTTTTCCTATTACGCTACAAGAAAACACTGGAATTATCGTGTCCAGCAAACGCACACCATTGATCGCCCGATACTGCCTCGCGCTGCCACAGAGTTAGGTACCTATCTGCATACCGCGTCGGGTTGGAGATCGTGTGGTTCTCCTCTGGTTAATTGCGGTGGGCCCAAGCCATGTAGGTGGCCCCGGCATGCAACGGGGCCGCGCCTGAACCTCTACCCTCCGGTCCGAGTACACTGCAGTGCCTCAGACTTTCAACGGGATTCCTATCGCACCGGATGCCTCCAATGCGGACCGCAAACTTGTGGGGTTAGGTGGGAAGTTTCTTGATGTAGAGGACGTGCTCCCGGGGGATCACGAACACTGTCTGGTTGTCCTTGGAGAACTCCAAGAAGCCCGTCTGGGCGCTGAACACGGGAGGAGCGTCTGCCACTACGTTCGTGGCGCTGTCTCGGGTTGTCTGAATGTGCCAGGAGGAGGAGGAGGAAGCCATGGTGTTGCCTTTCTGGAGGAGGGGGAGGAACTATTTGGGTGCAGGCGGGGAGTGTATGCCCCTCTTACGCCGACGACTCCCTGTCACCGGACCTGTCCGTGGAGGTGGCGGGAATTGAACCCGCGTCCTTCGGTGATCTGATCTTGAACGTACAACCATTCTGCTCACGTGGCAGTCCGTACCGCTGGTTGCCGGTCTCTCCCGGCTGCCGTCCCTTCATCTTTCAGGGATCTCGGAGGAAGTTCTGTTGCCCCGCAATTATCCTCAGTGCGGCTCCGTGGCCTCTCGGCTCGGTGGTTTGCCTGCTAAGACTCTAGGTCAGACGGACACGAGTGAACGTGCCGTGCTGAACTGCGAGAGGTAGTCGACGGGTTCTACGTTGCCAGTTATTGGCGTTGGGTGTTTTCAAGTCACTACCCATGACCGGTTGCTTCTCAATCATCACGGAGCCGAAGTCGAAACCAAGGCACCCCCGAGATGAGCAGTTAGACGCATGCTCAGGCCGCGAATCACGCCGGGAGGAGAGTCTAGGCAAAGCCGAAGCCCGGTTGTCTCTTGTCATCATTGTGATTGTCGCGCTGACCTACTAGGACTCGAACCTAGATCGCCGGATTAACAGTCCGGAGTCTTACCAGTTAGACGACGAGTCATTGTGACGGTGCGCCCTCGGGTCTGCCCGCCGAAGCGGCACCAGACTTAGCCTGATGAACCAGTTGACCCGAGGGCACAGTTCCGGCTTTTGGCCGGACATCTTCCGCTGTTCACTTATCAAAGTCGAGCCCGGTTCTTGGCCGGATGCCGACAAGAGAAACCATACAGGAGGATACGGTTCAACGCAACCGGTAGGCTCCGTGCGGCCCCCACAAGGTATGGACTTGGTCAAGAAATACTCCGTTTGATGTAGGCCTGACGTAGGGCTGACGTAGCCTGCCAAGGCAGCCCTCGATTCGGTCCTCAATCAAGACCCGAGCGCCCTTAACCGACGTGGGTCTGCAGGGGTGACTGAGATGGCTGTGGATGCAACACATGCTCCGGACGCGGATGCGGATGACGCGGAACTGGACCGAAGGACGAACGAGTTCCTGCGTTTCGTGGTGGACAGGGGGCTCGTGGATCTCTACGTGGATGAGGACGGGGAGTTCGAGTTCACCCCCACACGGAGAAAGGACACTGATGGTCCTCTGAGGGACCATCAGTGTCCTCCTATCCTGGCGTATGCACAGAGGCACATGATTCCGCTGTGCGCGGTGCTTGTTGCCCTGTATTCCCTGGTTGCCCGGAGAACTTCTTGAGTTCCTCCCGCTTCGAGGGTTACCGGCGCCCCTTGAGGGCCATGAACTCCTGGATGACCGCGTTCGGGAGGCGCCCACCGGACGAAACCTCTCGGCCCTGCTCCTTCATCCACTTACGCACATCCTGTGAGGTGAAGGAGCGCCCACCCGTGCCCCTCAGAACCATGCGCCCCCGTGAGTTGAGTGAGGTGATCGCGCGGCTACGCCGTCCCACCTCTACGAACTGGGCCAGGGCATCCACCAGCGCCTGCCGGTGCTCGCTGCACAGATCAGCCGAGTATGAGTCCGGGGCGAGAGCGAACTCCGTCTCGTTGTTTCCCGGAACGGACTGTCCGCAGGCTTTTTCATTGCGGGCGGTACGTATCTTGAAATCACACCGCTTCTCGATGATGTCCATGCTGGCTTCTCCTTGTAGTCGCTAGGGAGTACTTACCAACACCAACAGTAGAACCTTAAACCGGTTCCGTCAAGAGGTTTCCGGATTTCCGATTTGAGGTGCCCCATGATATGAACCACCATGCTAGTCCTCTTCAGGAGGAGAGTGGGTCAGCCCTCTTCGGCTGCTTCCTTGAAGTCGTATAGTGCGTTCAGGGTCGCGCGTCCCCACTCGTCGACAACAGTGAGCAGCGACGTCGGCACGAAGGGCGTCCACCGACTCGTGGTCGTTGAATGAGTGGTGTCCGTTGGGCACTTCCGTATCGTGTGTGTAGCCGAACGTGAAGGTGATGCCCGTTCCTTGCGCGTTAACCAGCGTCAGGGAGGAGTCGAAGAGGAGCACCCGCGTCCTCGGAGCCGGTTCGGACGGATGCGGTGGAAGCCGCTGCGCTCTCTGTGAGGCCGGACAGGAAGTGCTTCTCGCTGAAGGTACTGTCTTCAAGTGTGGCCATTTCGCTGCTTCTTCCATTTTGCTGGGGTTCAGGTGTGTACGAACTACGGTATCTAGTCAATCGGTTCTGGTCAACCGTAACTAGGTGCCACAAGGTATGGTCTTGGTAAAGTTCTGCTAGCCGGAGGGACCTGAGGGCACCCGGTACCCCAGTACTGAAATCCGGACCTCAGGCTCTGGGGTCTTGCTGATCTCAAGTTCGTTCCAGAAGAACCCAAGAGGGTGGTCCCAGCCGTCCAGAAGGACAGAGCAGTCCCCGTCCCTGAGCGGGCCGGTCTCAACGATGATGCCGTCCTGCCCATGCACGCAGGGTATTCCCGGCTTGACACAGACACCCATACCCACTTTGAGCATTGACCGGTGTGCCTCTGCCTCCTCCACGCGCGAGGTGGATCCAGACGTGCTAGCGCGAGGAATAGTGATGTAGTGGGGCGGATGAGGCCGGGTGTAGTTCAGGTCTCCGGTGGGCACTACGGGTCCACCAGGGGGTTTGCGAGGCCTTCCCACCTGCGGACGTCTTCGGCCGTGACCTGGATGTTCCGCATCGCTGTGCTCTCCATAATCCGGATCATGTCGGCGGTCCTCTTCTTCTCCTCAGCAGCCGCCACTGCCAGCGCATCAACCATGATCGTCAGCATCCTGGCTGCCATCTCAATATGGGCATGGAAGGTGGCACTGTTCAGGTACAGGTTCCGATGCTTCATCCCCACCAGTGCTTCGACGAGTAGGCGTCTGTCATCCATCAGAAATTTCCAGGAGCGACTTGGAAGCACGTGAGGCCAATTGACCTCCAGAACTGGACTACGCTTTTTCTGTCGTCGAAGACACCCTCCA